TACTTGAGGTGTTTGTGTTTGTAAGACATGTTCTTCTTGTATGAGTTCTTGTGTTGCTAATTGTGGTTCTTCTTGTGTTATTTTAGGTGATTCCTCTTGGTTTGCTAATTGTGGTTCTTCTTGAATGAGTTCTTGTGTTGATAATTGTGGTTCTTCTTGAATGAGTTCTTGTGTTGATAATTGTGGTTCTTCTTGTATGAGTTCAGTTTGTTTTGCAATCCTTAATTTATCTTCTTCTTGTATTAATTCTCTCTTAGCATTTTCAATATCATTTAAAATAATTTCAAATTCTTCTTGTTTTTTATTTAAAATATCATTATTTTCATCAATTATTTTGTTCAAAGAAGTTAATTCTTCTTCCGATGTTTCTTGATATTTTTTTTGTTTAGACGATACTATTGTATCCTTTGCGTCTTGCATTTCATCCTCAATAACATTTTTTGTAGAATTTAATATATTTATTTTGCTGTTATAATCATTAATTTTTCTCTCAATTGTTCTTATATCATCTATTGGAAGTAGTGCTTCAGAAATAGAGGGGGTAATTGGAATTACTTCGTTTGAAGTTTCAAATGGTTGTTCTATCATCGGCTGTTCTTGTTCTTGTTCTAGTGTTTTTTTACCAAAACGGTTTTTAATTGAACTCATAAACCCTGTTGGGTTTTCTCCTTGAGTGTCGCCTTGTCTTCTAAATAATTTTCCAAAACGTCTCGTAGACGGTTTCGCTACATCATTAGACCTTTCTACAATGACTGGTTCTTCTTCTAGTGCTGTCTGTTCTATGATTGGTGTTTCGGGTGAACCTTGTACTATTTGTTCTCTCATTGGCTGTTCTTCTTGCTGAGGTGCGTCTTGGCTCTCTTCGTCTACCTCGCTTTGTTCTTCTTCAGCAATTGAATCTACTCCTGGTTTATATCCTCTAGCTCCTCCTTTTTTTCTTCTACTCTTTAAAGTTTTATTTTTTAAATTAAATCGTTTCTTGTTTCGTGCACTATATTTATTTTTCTTTTTATGTTGTTTATCCTTATTTGCAGGGTTCATTTTTCTCCTAGATTGTTTCTTATTTTTGATTATTTTAGATATTTTTTTTTTAGTTAAATCCATGTATATATATTTTTTGATAAAATAAATTTTATTTATAATATTATATTAAATGAGTTGTCTGAATTCTACATCGCCAATAAATATAAACAATGAATCATCAGGAACGTGTGATTTAAAATGTAATTATATGTTTAAATATAATGATAGTACTACAACAATTAATAATAAAGGGGATTATTTATCATTAACGTATGAAAAACCAAATATAGATCCAGTTGTTTATAATTCTATGTCTTATTATGTAGAAGAGATACGCATTTATACTCCTTCTCTTCACGAGAGTTTTGGTAGCAAAACAGACGCAGAATTAATAATTATTCATACAAGTGATTATAGTGATAAATTATTAGTATGTATACCGATTTCTTCAACAAACGCAAATACATCTCCTTTATTAGAGACAATTATATTAACATCTTCTCAATTTGCAGATAAAATAAATAAAAGAACTTTTTTAACAAAGAGTATAAACTTGAATTCTTTAATTCCTTCTAAAAAAATGTATGTTTATAAAGGAACCTTGCCATTTCCTCCTTGTAATGGGGAGCATACGATTTTAGCCTTCAGTAAAAAAGATGATGCTTACATACCAATTTCAAATAATAATTTAGAAGTATTGAATAAAATAATTAAAAAAAATTCAATAAAATCAAAAAAAAATACATTTTATACAAACACAAAAGGTCCAAATAATTTATTGGCAAGTTCATCGGATGAAATTTATATAGATTGTAAACCAATATCAGATGATGGTAAAATTATTGATGATGATGAAACAGAAATGAAAACACCACTAACTGATATGTTTTCAAAATTTAATTATAAAAAAATAATAAACAGTATATTTTTCCAGATATTCATAAGTTTAATTGCTTCGTTGATTATTTATAAATTATTTAATTTTATTATTGATAAAAATAAAATGGATCAGGCAGAGACCGTATCATCTACATTTGAAAAAATAAAAAGTTTTGGTAAATCTAAATTTTCAAATATACCTAAACTGACTACTATTAAAACGTAATGACACTCGCATATGATATAATAATAAAATACATTTAACTTCTTTAATATTTAATCCTAATAAAAATAAAATTATATAATATTGATAAATTATATAATTCACAATGGAAGATAAATATGAGTTAAAATGTCAATCGACTGATAATGATAATTTTTTAAATGAAAAAGTAAATCAATTATTAGTCCCTGAAAAAAAGAATATTGGTAAAGGAAGTAAGACTTATAATTTTAAAAATTTAACAGAAAGTATTTTTTTCCAAATACTATTAATATTATTAGGCGTGGTTATATTGTATTATGGGGCAGATCGTATAATATCAATGGTTGCGAAATCTCCTACGTCAATGAAGGTTGCGATGAAGGGAGGAAGACGGTTTAAATAATTTAATTTAATAAAACTTGGCTGTCTACATCGGATAATAAAGATGAGTTGGATTTATCTAATACTGGAACGAAAGATGCTGGTCCGGATGGTCCATCTAAAACTAAAGGAGCCATTGTTGCTACAACTTGTTCTTCAAGGGTAACAGAAAATTGATTTAATGCGTTTAAATTTTTATTTTTTTTATCTTCAGAAGGTAAATATTTATATACAGCTTGTCCGTTTGTGCTTACTTTTGAGCGTAAAATCATTTCATGTATAGCAAATAACGCAATAACTCCTACGACTGGATTGTGATAAATTACAATTACTAATCCCAATAAGTAAAGTAATACTTGGGCTAAAACATTTTCATCAATAAATATAGCAAGTGCGATAGGAGGTTTGATGTTATTAAATGCTATATATCCTAATAGTAAAACAGAAACAATCATATTGTTTTGCGACATACTTTTTATTTTATTAAAAATATTCATGTTATAATTTATCATTATATTATTTTTTATTTTTCTGATAAATATTTATGATTATATTAAATTGATTTGATTTTAACTAAATTTTATTAATTAATTTCTTAAATTAATATATATATGCCAACTAAAAAGATAAAGCGTGTTAATAATAAAACAATGAAAAAAAAAGATAAATATTCGGATTCTGAATTATATCCTATTATTAAACCTTTAAAATCCTATAAAATGGATGTATCCGAATTACATACAATATCATATTCCGTCTATGGTAATAAAAATGGAAAGCCTGTTTTATTTGTTCACGGTGGTCCTGGTGGCGGAACAACCCCTGATATGGCAAGATTTTTTAATCCAAAAAAATATTATATTGTATTGGTAGATCAGCGCGGTTGTGGAAAAAGTACTCCTAATGGAGAAACAAAGGAAAATAATACAACTTTTTTAATAAATGATTTTGAAAAAATAAGAGAGACATTAAATATAAATAAATGGATGGTATTTGGAGGATCTTGGGGGTCAACTTTATCCCTCGCTTATGCCATTGCGCATCCAAGTAGAGTAACTGAATTAGTTTTAAGAGGAATATTTTTATGTACTAAAGGAGAAATTGATTGGTTAATTGAAAAGAAAGGTTCTTATTTATTCAATCCTGAATCTTGGGAATATTACATAAAAAATATTCCAAAAAAAGATAGAAATAATATGTTGAAAGCGTATGAAAAATGTTTTAAAGGTGTGTTTGGAAAAGATAAAATAGATAAATGTTTATTGTCTTGGTCTACATGGGAAACTTCAAATTCTATTTTGAAAAATAAAGATTTGAAACAAATAATAGATGATTATAAGAAAGATAAAACATATATTGCTATGTCTAAATTGGAAAATTATTATTTTTTAAATAATTGTTTTTTAACTTATGATTATTTTTTTCAAAAAAAAAATTTAAAAATATTAAAAAAAATACCAATGAAGATTATACAGGGTCGCTATGACTTAGTTACTCAATTTGAAACGGCTTATAAATTGCACAAAGCTTTACCTCATGCGGAGTTTTATGTAACATTAGCAGGTCATTCGGGATTTGATACAGATAATATAAAGCATTTAGTAAAAGCGACCGATGATTTTTCAAATAATAATTAAAAAAAATGAAATGAATAAATATAAATACTATTATACTTATTCAAATACAATACGTATATATTCTATATAATGGATACTAAAATTCAAACCGCTCACAATAACAATAACAATAATGATAATGTAAGCATTTATTTGGGAGAAAAAGGTTACACGATTTATAAAGATGCACTTTCCACGGAAGAGCAGCAATTTATTGTAAAAGAATTAACAGTAAGAGCTTATATTCCTAAATCTCCAGTTCAACCTCCATCATTTCCAATTTATCGTGAATCTAATAATAAATTTTATATTCCTCGTTATTTTGGATATGAAAATTATGGAAAACCAGAAGAAAGTAGAATATCTGAAGGAGATGATATCAATGTACCTTTTGCAGGACAATTAAGGGATTATCAACAAGATATAGTTGACATTTATATGAAACGCGTTGAAGGGGATTCAACTGGCGGAGGAGGTTTACTAGATTTACATACTGGAGGCGGTAAAACAGTATTGGCATTAAATATTATTTCTCAAGTTAAAAAGAAAACATTAATTATAGTTCATAAAAGTTTCTTATTAAATCAATGGGTAGAACGAATAGAACAATATTTACCATCTGCTCGTGTAGGAAGAATTCAAGGTCAAATCATAGATATAGAGAATAAAGATATTGTTATTGGTATGTTACAATCACTTTCAATGAAAAACTATCCATGTGAACTATTTAAATCATTTGGGCTAACTGTAGTAGACGAAGTTCATCATATTTCAAGCGAAGTATTTTCGCGTTCTCTCTTAAAAATAATAACAAAATATACTCTTGGATTAAGTGCTACGATGACCAGGAAGGATGGTTTGACGAAAGTATTTAAAATGTATCTAGGAGATATTTTATTTAAATCGTCGGTAAAGAGAGACGATAAAGTCATCGTGAAAGCAATTGAATATAATATAAATGACGAAGAATACAATCAAGTAGAAACTGATTGGAGGGGAACTATTAAATTTAGTACTATGATTGGAAAATTGTGTTCTTTCAATCGTAGAACTGAATATATTATTAATGTAATCAAAAGTGAGTTAGAACTTAATAAAGAACAGCAAATGATTGTATTAGCGCATAATAAAAATATATTAACATATCTGTATGAAGCGATTAATATTAGAAATATTGCAACGGTTGGATATTATCTAGGCGGTATGAAAGAAGAACAATTAAAACAAAGCGAAACAAAACAGGTTATCATTGCTACATACGCAATGGCTTCTGAAGGGCTTGATATTCCAACTTTAACAACATTATTATTTGCTAGTCCTAAAACTGATATTACGCAATCTGTAGGGCGAATTTTAAGAACAAAACATACAAATCCTTTAGTAATTGATATAGTCGATCAGCATGATATTTTCAAGTCTCAATGGCAAAAACGAAAGGCCTATTATATAAAGCATAAATATAAAATTTTACATACATCTTTATACAGTTCCAATTGTTGGGATACAGAGTACGACCCTGAGATTAAAATCTCAAAAACAAAACAAAAGGATCCCATCAAAACAGGAGGAAAATGTTTAGTTCAATTGAATTTAAATGATATATATAAAAAATAAATATCGGTTTATAACTATCTATTATTATATTATATATTATAGAATTAATCATATATGAATGCTATCATTGAAATAACAAAAAGTTATATATTTTGTGAAAATTGTGAAAAAATTTATATTTATAAAGGTAGTTATGAAAAGCATCGGATTATTTGTAGTAAAAAAGAAGATAATATAATTTTTTCCATTAAAGATACTAATGTGGATAGTAATGAAAAAGATGATATAATATATGAAGTTAATCCATATGAAAATGAATATGAGAATGAATATGAGAATGAGTTTCAGGTTGATGTTTCTAATGATGTGATTAAAAATTATAAATCAATAAATATTGATGATAGAGATAAATTGATTGAATTAATATGCCCTATTTATTTATTTTTAATGACATTATTATTTGGCTTTATAAAAGGATTATTTATTGGATTTTAAAAATAATTATTAACTATAATATATCATGTTTATTTTGGTCCAAACGGGTCAGAACAATTGTTGTATGGTTTGAACGGTATCGGGTTTGCTAAAGAACTTGTTTGAGGTGTTACTGGTCCTCCTAGTTCATAACCTTGCGAAAATGCCTGATCTCCCATAAACTGATTATATCCTCCTTTTTGTCTTCCTCCTCCAACTATTTTCTTGAATAATTTTGACGTCATTTTACGACGAAGTCCTAATTTATTTTTTTTTGTTTTATGGCGACGTTTAATCAATCCTCTTGATTTTTTATGTTTTTTATGTCTTGTTTGTTTATGATGTTTTCCACCAACAACGCGATGTCTTTTATGCGATTTATATTTTAATCTTCTCCCTCCTTTCAAATTTTGACTTCCAATAGTAATTGGTGGGTATCCTGCTCCGGCAAATGTAGATAAGTTTTCGTTATTTTTATCATCAAATCCATAATATATTAAACTAGCTCCTCCTCTTTTGTTACGTCTTCCTCCTTTTATGGTTGGTAGAGGCATAGACGGGTTATATTGTTTAGATACGCCTAGATTTTCATTTGAATTTAAACCGACTTCTTCGTATGAAGAATGGTCTGGAATTCTATTAAATCCAGAAATTGGTTGATCTAACGACATTCCATAACCTTGCCCTCCTTTTTGAGACATATTATTTAATTCCCTTACATTAAGACTTTGTGACGGATAATTTTGTCCTGTACAACCGGTTACAGAGCCGGTGGGGTCGGTAAAATTAGCAGAATTATGAGCGTTTGTAGGATTTGCATAATCAGAATAAGTATCTCCAACAAAATGGTATAGTCCAGAAGACATTTTATATATTATACTTTTATTTTTTTTGAATTCTATATAAATCTTTATTTGAAGATACGTGCGCATGTTTATTGGCAATTGAAATTGGTTTCCATTTTCTAAATTTATCCATGTAAACGCATTTCATAATAAATGATTTTTTCAAATCAACGAATTTATCTTCATTTGTATTTTCAAATTCTTCGTCGTCATCACTTTCTTCTAAAAAATCTAAATTTTTATTTTCTTTTATTGTTCTAAATAAATTATTCATAAATACGCTTGTTTTATAATCCGGTATCATTGCGATACCATTTAATATGTATTGATTATTTTCTAGAGAATATAAATTATATATGTCTTGTTTAATGTCTGCCGTTACTTTGAATGTAGCTTCGACAGTATTATTTTCAACTTTTATTGTGCCAATTGGTAGAGCATCGTTTAATGAAATTGCTTGAATTCCATAAATATCATAATTTAGAAATTGACATTCGTTATAAGCATGCGAATAATTATTTTTAATAATCGGTAAACTAATAATTAAATTATTATTATTGAAATAATTTGTATTTTTAATATTTTTAAATAAATCTTTCATTAAATTAAATCTTGTCTTGTAATTTTCATGTTTAAGATTTTTATTTTTATAGAAAAGGATATTTTCACATGTGAAAAAAAATGTAGAATTTATATTTTTGATTGTACCGTATAATATAGTGTTGTAGGATAACTCTCTATCAAAACAAAATGGAATAACATACATATTATTTATATTATTTGAATTATCTAATTCTAATACTAAACAAATATTTTTATCATTAAAATATGTAAACCATATAAGGGATTTTTTCCCTTTTGGAATGATTGAATATAAATCCGCGTAAACTTTCTTATGTAACATTTTATCATAGGAAAGTTCAATGTCAGGTAATTTATCTACTAAGTAACTTTTATCTGTATTAGATAACATCGTTTATCAAAATTATATTATATATAGTATAGTATATTCTTTAATTTCTTTTTAATATGATGAATAAGCATTTGCAAAATCAAAGGATGATATATTATTTACGCTTGCTGGTTCTGTGTTGCTTAAATTATTCAAATAATTTTTCAATTCATCCTTCATATTTTCATTTGTAGAATTTGGCTGATTTGTTGATTCATAATTTTGAGTATAATTATTCTTATTTTGGTTTGTATTTTTGTTTAATTGAGACCCTTTATTATTTCCTGAATGATAATCATTATTAATCGTTTCATATATTTCTTTATAAGCACTTGCTGGACGATTAACTAAATCCTTTATTTTTGGTATAGTGAGCGTTGTTTGAAAAAATCCATACAGATAATGTATTAATACTATTAAAAATAAAGAAATAATAGACCACTGAATAATTAATAAATACATGTATATAATATTTATTATATAACTTTATTGGATATATAATGTATTTATTTAACTCAATAATTAAGACCAATAATTAAGACCAAAAAATAAATGCTAAATAAGCTTGGCTATCATCTAGTGTATTTATTTTTCAGTAGACATAAATAATAATAGGTCTTCTATGATATACTTATTATCTAATTCATTTGTATCAAAATAAAAATCAATTATATTATTATTATTGTTGTTGCAATCTTTTATAATAATAAACTTTAAAGGACTATTTTCTCTCAGTGTATATGTTTCCATTTTAATTTTTTGAGAGAAATGTTCCATAGGAATTTGACTTATATCTGTATAAAAATATTCACTATTATCCTTTAAAAAATCATATGTGTTAATTTTTAGATGGGTTATTTCGTTGTCTTTATAAATTATTTTCTGAATTACATTATTAGAATTTTTATTATTTTTTTTAATTTTAAATATACCTTCTAGAGAGAAAATCAGCGTATAATGTTCCTCTTTTTTAATGCATGTTTTTAATGTATACATTTTATCAATATTTGATATTTTTAAATCTGATATATAATACTTCATTCTTCTAATGCTATTTAATAATATATTGTATAACTATTTAAACCCATTATATAAAATAACATAATCTATAATGCCACCAAACAATAACTTAACGTTTGTTGTAGTAGAAAAAACTGGTTCTTTAAAAGAAGTTTCAGTAAAAGAAATTACGGTGGAAGAAATGTATAAAAAATGCGGATTTAGAAAAGGAGATGATTATGAATGTAGAACAACATGGGAAAATGTTCTTGTTGGAACGCATAAACATACAATCCAATTGTGGGCTAGAAGCGAAGGCAAAGCAAATACAGAAAATAAAT